GATATGGAACTAGATCGAAATATTTTAAAGTAAATACTCTGCAGGAAGCAGAAAAGATTATGTTCATCCATTTGTATAAAAGTAATAAAGCGGTTGAGCGATATGTTCTCATTAAGTTAACACATCATCAGCAAAATGCTTTAGTTTCGTTGGTGTATAATATAGGACCATATGCGTTTAAAACATCAGCGGCTCTTAAAGCATTAAATAGAGGAGATATTAAAGAATTTAAAATACAAGCATTCGATCCCAGGAGAGGATTCGTATGTGCAGGCGGAAAGCATAATAGAGGACTTATGGTACGCAGGGCACACGAACTAAATATATGGGAGAAAGGCTCGTATTATACCGCAATTATGTGACGGCTCTGTGGCCGAATGGTTAGGCAGGGGTCTGCAAAACCTCGTATGTCGGTTCGATCCCGATCGGAGCCTCCATCAAAAAAAGACTTGACAATTATCTAAAGTTTGTGTATAATATAGTATAATTTAAATGAAAGTATATTATGAAAAAGCTAAAAGTTGAAGTGAAAGAGTCAGCAGATTATGACAATTACCTAGGGGAAGTCAAAGACGAAAGTTTGCCGACTTCCCTTGGTAGTTTTATGGAAGATGGCGAAGATGGTATCAACGAAGAAGCAGATATCGAACAGTGGAGAAAACACTGGAAGAATATGCCAGCTTTCACCCAAGAAGAGAATAAAGCCTTCAAACAAGTTATTATGTCTTTCAGAACAAAGGAAGACTACGAAGATTTCCAGAAAAAGATAGGTCAAAGACTGACCGAAAAGACCAAGTCCGCTTGGCATCCCCACCTAGATGTAACAGCAAATTCACTTCTCCGCTGGATGGATGAAGATGATTGAACGCATTTACATACCAACCGCAAAAAGAGAAAATAATCAAATTACATATAATAATTTGCCCGATGAACTAAAGAAAAGAGTTATAATGGTTCTGAGACCAGAAGATAGATTTTTATATAATTATGATTGTGAATATCTTGTAGTGCCAACACAGATTGTAGGTACGTACACAGAATTAGCACAAACTAGAGAATTTATTCATAAACACGCTGGTGCAATCAAATATGCAATGGTCGATGATGATATTATTATCAAGCGAAGAAACGCAAAGTATTGGACTGGAAAGTCTAATATGGAAAAGTCTAGGCGGACTGCTACAACTGAAGAAATTTCTGAGATGTATGAAGTTGTGGATAAATGGTTAGATGAGTCAGATATAGGTATCGTTGGACTTTCGTGGCCAGATGCACCTCCTGGTGATAAACTATACCGAGATACGACAAATGTAAACACATATGTTTTTTATGATGGAAGAATGATATCCGAAGTTATCGAAGAAATGGATATTTCTTCCGTAAGAGTTTCAGAGGATATGTTGTTTCTTTACGAAGCATTATCACGAGGGATAAATAGTAGAAAAGCAGAAGAATGGATGTTTGATAATAGAAGTCAAGTTGATAAAGACTTACAAGATTCCAGAATTGTTTGGAAAGGTATGTTTGAAGGTAAAGATACACCTGAAGATTATTTCCAAACTGAAGAACATTATAACTGTATGAGATATATCCAAAAGAAATATCCACACGGTGTAAAGATATTTGAGAAAGATGGTAAAATGAAAAATGTGAAATATTGGAAGAAAGTCTATAAACCAAAAAATAGTAACACACTTGAAGGATTTATGAAGTGATTGAACGCATTTACATTCCTACTATCCGAAGGACTGATAATCAAATATCATTTAATAATCTTCCCAAAGAGTTACAGAGAAAAGTCATAATGGTAGTAGAGTCTGGCGAACGCCATCTTTACAATTATGATTGTGAATATCTTGAACTACCAGAAAAGATTGTCGGTGAATTCTATCAACTAGCAGAGACAAGAAAATTCATCTACGAACACGCAGGAAAGATTAAGTATGCAGTAATGGATGATGACCTCATCATCCGACGTAGAAATTCAAAGTATTGGACAGGCAAATCAAATATGGAAAAGTCTAAACGAGATGCCATTCCCGATGAAATTTTACTAGCATTCGATACGTGTGATAAGTGGTTAGATGAACCAGATATTGGAATTGTTGGTCTAACTGACCAGTCAATAGGAGCACCGCCTCCACCTGTAGAATATCAAAATACTGTTTTTGTCGCAGGACTAATATTCATTGATGGTGCGAAGGTACAACAAGAACTACACGATATGGATATCACCTCAGTCAGAATAGCAGAGGATTTGATATTCATCTATGAATGTTTATCACGAGGAATCAATACCAGAAAGTCTATAGAATGGATGTTTACTAATGGCTCAGCCAAAAAGGGTATGACAGAAACTTCACTAAGTGGTACTGGACATAATTCCTCAGACTTACATTACGATGCCCTTAAATATATTCAGACAAAATTTCCAAAAGGTATTAAACTTTATGAAAAGGATGGTATACGTAAGAACCGCAAATATTGCAAAAAAGTTTACACGCCTAAATTGAACACAACACTAACTGATTTTATGCAATGACAGGAGCCCCCGAAAATTATCCTCAATATCCTTTGTATATTATATCCAAAGGACGTGCAGAGAGTATGATTACTTCAAAGAGTTTATCTCGGATGAAGATTTATCACTATATTGCAATTGAACCTCAAGACGAAGAACCATACGAAAAAGCTCTTGATAAATTTAAGCTCCGCCCGTATGCTAAACTCCTTCTTTTGCCTTTTGCTAATCACGGAGACGGACCTGGGCGAGCTAGAAACTGGTGCTGGGATCACTCAATGGACGTCCTTGATGAAGAGTGGCATTGGGTGATGGATGATAACATTGCAGATTTTTATCGACTTCAAAAGAACTTTAGATACCGAGTTGAAAATGGTGCTTTGTTCAGATCGTGCGAAGATTTTTGTAATAGATACGAAAATGTCCAAATGTCAGGTCTACAATATCGATTCTTTCTTGCCCCTAATCAGAAGTATCCTCCGTATGTAAAGAACACACGAATATACTCTTGTAATCTTATTAAGAATTCTGGAGTCCATAGATGGAGAGGTCGGTATAACGAAGATACAGACTTATCGCTACGTATCTTGAAAGATGGAGATTGTACGGTCCAGTTCAATCATTTCCTTCAAGGTAAATGTGCAAATCAGACTGTAAAGGGTGGTAATACGGAAGAATTCTACCACGTTCAAGCTACAGATAATGAAGAGTTACAAGAGACTGGGTATAATCCAGAGGGCACTATTAAGAAAAGCCAGATGTTAGTGGATATGCATCCGGATGTTTGTCGCATAGTATGGAGATATGGAAGATGGCATCATTTTTGTGACTATACTCCATTCAAGAAGAATGAGTTAAAGTTTAAAAAAGGGTTGGCCACTATCACCGCTGGGGACAATAATTATGGACTCGTTTTAACGAATACGGATAAGAAAGGCAATAGAGTATGATTCGTGAAAACGATTGGATTAATTTTCCAAATGGATTAAATCAAGATGCTTGTGATAAAATAATAAATTTAGCGAAAGATGAATTGGAACCAGCCGACGAAGAAATTCACGATAGACCTATAGGACCGGAATTCCCAAATGATATTGTATGGACAAATGAACAATGGATATATGATTCTGTTTGGAAATATATGTCAAAAGCAAATGAAGAATCTGGATGGAAATATGATATTAGATCCGCTGAGATTTTTCAAATTGCCCGATATAAAAGGGGTATGTTTTACCAATGGCACGCCGATGGCAAAGGAGATCATTTTGCTGCCTATGATCTTCCTAAATTTAAAGTTGTAGACGGCCTTATTAGAAAATTATCAATGAGTGCAGTTTTGAATGATGATTATGAAGGTGGAGAATTACAAATAATCAAATATGATCATATAACACCTTTATTGGAAAAACCTTGGACTGACGCTGATCCTGACAATCTCATTTCTACAATAGAAACAAAAAGGGGATCCATCGTGTTATTTCCTTCTGATATATACCATAGAGTTACGCCTGTGACAAAAGGAATTAGATATTCATTGACACTTTGGTTTTTAGGACCGCCGTATGTATAGTAAGAAAGGCAATAGAGTATGATTAGAAGTAATGATTGGGTTTGTTTTCAAGATGGAGTAGACAAAGAGACTTGCGATAAAATGATAAATTTAGCGGAAAATAAGTTGCCTAAAATATCAGACGAAGCAGAAACATACGATAGACATATTGAAAACTTTGAAGATCAGTCGAAAACTGATATTTGTTGGGCAAATGACCAATGGATATATGATCTTGCTTGGTCATATATGGCACAAGCAAATGATGAATCTGGATGGAAATATGAGATTCATACCGCTGAAAATATACAAATCGCTCGGTATAAAAAAGGAATGTTTTACGATTGGCATCCAGATGGTAAAGGAGATCATTTTTCTGCTTATAAGAGTATAATTAATCCATTGGTCCACGGTCGTGTTAGAAAATTATCGATGTCCATTTTTTTGAATGATGATTATGAAGGTGGAGCTTTTGAGTTTGCTACATTTCATCATCAAGGAACAGTAATGGAAGAAACGTGGAAAGACCGTTCTGCACCTGGCTACCAGATTCATAGTCCGGAATGTAAAACAGGATCAGTTCTTGTGTTTCCTTCTGATATGTGGCATAGAGTTACGCCTGTGACAAAAGGAATTAGATATACGTTAGTTGTTTGGTTTTTAGGGCCACCCTTCCTTTAACCGAAACTATAAATAGTTGGTATGAGTTTAATGAAAATAATCTGAAACGGGAGTGATTGACAGAATGGTAGAACAAAGGGAGAATCTAGTACGAAAGAGGGATGGGGCACTAGAGCCCTTAGATTATGATAAAATACATAAAATGCTGGAATGGTGTTCTAATGGATTGAACGTATCCGTTTCTGAAACTGCTATTACTGCCCATATTAAAATTGTTAATAAAATCTCTTCACGAGATATTCAACAAACATTAATTAAGTCAGCCGCAGAAAAAATAAGTCCAGAGATGCCAGATTACGATATTTTTGCTGGGCGTCTGCTGATGATTGATATGCGGAAACAGGTATATAAGGACATTAAACCTACTCCATTTCTTGACTATATAAAAAATCACGTAGACAGAAAACTATACTCACCAGATATTCTAAAAAAATATACAGAAGAAGAAATAGCAGAACTCGGCACATTTTTGGATTATGATAATGATATGAATCGCGGATATGCTTCCGTTGTTCAATTAGAATCCAAATATTTAATCCGAGATGCAAAGAATAAAGATATACTTCTTGAAGCACCACAGGAAACTTTTATGATTATTCCTATGGTCATTTTTGCCGATGAGAATTCTAACGGCAATGGGAAAAGAATGAATTTGGTTATTGACTTCTACAATGCTTTAAAGAATGATGAGATTAGTCTACCAACACCTATTATTTCAGGAGTACGTACTCAATTGAAAATGTTCAGTTCTTGTTGTAAGATTAAGATGGGCGATAGTGCCGAGTCTATTCTTGCGGCTGAGTATGCAACATCTTTGATGACAAGTCAGAGGGCCGGAATTGGAATTGATATGGGCTTGGTTCGAGGTGTATTAGCACCCGTTAAACAAGGTACAGTCAAGCACACAGGTGCATTACCAATTCTTAAAGCAATAGAAAGTGTATCAAAACAGTTCACTCAGAACTCATTGAGGACTGGTGCTACTGTAGTTTGCTATCCGATTTTTAATTGGGAGATTATGGATGTTCTTGAGTATAAGAACAATCAAGGTTCCAATACAACAAGGGCGAGGTTCATCGATTATTCGATTGGTGTTCCAAACATCTTCATCGATAGATTGATGAAGAAACAGGACTTCACTTTGTTTAGTGCAGAGGAAGTACCTGAATTGTTCGAGCATTATGGGGACAGTAAAAAGTTCGATGAAGCGTATCTCAAATTTGAGAATAAACGTAATATACGAAAAAGATCCGTCCCAGCAGTAGAACTTTTCAATAAGCTAGTTAAAGAACGAGTCGGCACTGGTAGAATCTATATCCATTTTATTGATAATATCAATAATCAAGGGATGTTTGTTGAGCCAGTTACACAGACAAATTTATGTTCTGAAATATTCCTTCCAACTAAACCTATGATGTTTGAGGGATTAAAGCAAACGAAGATGGAAAACATACACGATTATGATCCAGATAATGGAATGATTAGTCTATGTATTCTTGGATGCGTTAATTTCGGAAAACTAGCAACCATCACCCGTCTGGATGCTCTTACGAGTATGATGGTACGCTTCCTGGACAATCTAATTGACATACAAGAATATCCATTGGATGCGGCAGAATATCCTACGAGAGCATATCGATTCTTGGGTATTGGTATATCTGATTTTGCTCACTTTTTAGCGAAAAATGAAGCCCGCCTAGGTACTGTCAAAAGTCAGGAACTATCGCACAAATGGGCTGAAAGATTCCAATATGGACTAATCAAAGCATCGATGAAGTTAGCAAAAGAACGTGGACCTTGTGAAGCGTTCCATTTGAGTAAGTATTCCGAGGGCAAACTGCCCATAGACACGTATAACAAGAACGTGGATAAAATTACTGATATGAAATTGTTATGTGATTGGGAGCATTTAAGAAAAGAAATTGCGGAGCACGGAATGCGACATACTACGTTATCAGCAATTCCACCAACCGCGAGTAGTAGTCTAGTATCCAATTCAACTCAAGGCATCGATCCAGTCCAATCAATGACAGAATCGTATGAATCGGCCGTGTATACAGTACGAAGTCTAGTACCCGATTACGATAAAGAAAGCTATTATATGAAAGCGTGGGAGTTTCCTAATAATGACAGTTCAGAGTATATTAAACTAATGGCTATTTTGCAAAAATTCATTGATCAAGGAATGAGTGTCAACCAGTGGTATGATCTGACCAAAATAGAAGGAAAAATACTAGATGCTAACAGAGTTAAAAGAGATATCCTCACAGCATACAAATATGGACTGAAGAGTTTGTATTATATTCGTTCTAAGGATAGAGAGAATACAAGTGAAAAGATTCATACTTCTTCCACAATCGAACTAGAAGATATTCCGATAGAGAGTCTTGAAGCCTGTGAATCCGGAGCCTGTGCTATATGAGCAAAATATTTTCATTAGGAGATACAGTCAACTCCAAGAAGACTCGGCTGTTTCTTGGTCCTAATTCAGATCACAGAAATATACAGTCATATCACGATCCAAAATACGAATGGATTTTAGATTTTGCTGAAGAGCTAAGAGCTATTGGCAATTGGAGCAAAAATGAAATAGACCTGTCCAAAGAGAAAACGGACTACGATGGACTAGACGAAGCAGGACGACACATCTACGAAGCTGGGCTCAAGTTCGCAATAGCATTAGATTCTTGTGCTGGAAGGGGTTTACTTCAGTTATTCAATGATGGCGGAATCTCTAACAATCCAGAATGGGAATTGTATATCACGAATCATCAAAACAACGAATTACTCCATTCTGAATCATACACGGAAATGGTACGTGCTATCTATAATGATGTTGATGATTTCGTTGAGTCTATTATAAAAGATGAACATATACAAACACGAGCAAAGACAATATTATCCAATTTCGATTATTCCAATGAAGTCCTTGAGAAAAATGATGCTAACAATACGGCCATCGCTCACGGCAAGAAGCCATTGTTTCCTGAAATAGATGAGAAAACTCTAAAGACTGCTATATACAGAGCGGCCCTTGTTATCAATATGTTTGAAGGAATTCGATTCTTTGCAACATTTGTCGCTAACTGGTCATTCTCTGAACAGCCTGTTAAATTAATGCAGGGCAGTTCCAATATATTTAAATTGATTGCACGGGATGAGATGATTCACCTCGATGTGTTTCAAAAAGTTATAAATATGTTGAATACTGATAAGTCAGAGGGAT